ATCTTACAACAATATAACAAACTTTACAATGAATAAAGAAAATAGCGTTCAACTTATTGGTATTTATGGCGACGATCAAGTTCACGCTTGCTCGGCTTGGACCTCTACGTCCAGAGACATCAACGAAGAGAAGAAGCAAAGAATTGGGCCGCTGCTAAAGATGCTAGCTGAAAATGGACATCATACGCCTTTTGAAAAGTCGTCGCTCCACTTCTTAGTCACTACTGACGTAGCTAGTCATATTCACTTATTGAAACACAGAATTGGCGTTTCGATCAACGGCGAGTCCGCCAGATACAAAGAGATGAAAGAGGATAACTTCTGCGTACCTTCTGATTGGCCTGAACACTGGAAAGAGATTCTTGAGAACTATACCAATAATGGTCTTAGACTCTATCATAACTGCTTAGAAGATTTGGTTAAAAATCATGGCTTTGATCGTAAGCGCGCAAAGGAGTCTGCGAGATTCTTTAGAACTTACAATACGCAAGTTACTGCTGATGTAATGTTTAACTGGAGATCGTTCTATCATTTCCTCAACCTTCGCAATAAGCCAGACGCTCAAAAAGAAATCCGAGACATTGCTTCGGAAATGCTTTCTTTGATAAAAGCTAATGGCAACTTCCCTTTGACGATAGAAGCTTTTGGTCTTTAAGGTGTAAATATCCTATGTGCCGTCTGAACTAATCAGTCTATTAGGTGGGTCTGTCGTCGGATTCATTTTTCGCTTTATGGCTGCAAAAGCCGAAGAGCAAAAGCTGCGCTTTGATCGAATGATGAAAGCGATAGACAAAGCCGATGAATCTGCCGACAAAGCCGCGAAAAGAGACGGTGACGTAGGAAAGATGGTTAGACAGTTTATTGTCGTTTCTGTCATATTTTCCATCGTTATCTCTCCTTTTGTTATGGCTCTTTTAGGTATTCCTACTTATCTTCAAGTAGATTATCAAGACGGAACCGATATCTTAGGCTTCGTTACAGAGAAGACTAAGACCGCTTTCGTTGAGATTTCAGGCAATTTGATCACGACTGAGATCCGCCAATGCTTAATTGCGATTACAGGCTTTTACTTCGGTTCTGCCGCTGCTTCAAATAAATCTTAAAAAGTATTGACAGGAAGCAGAAATTAGTTTCTTCTGTTCGCATGGAAGAGCCATTTCAACTAGAGATTCAGTCTCCAGAGATCGTCAAGGTTCGCAAGCCTAGAAAACCAAGGAAACCTCGCGCAGAAAGAGCGCCGCGCAAACCAAGAGTTAAAAAGCCAAAGCCAGCTAAGAAAGTATCCCGTCGCGTTATTGTTGCCAGATTTGTCAATATACCAAAACGAACTACCGCTGAGTTTTGGAAGAAAGAGCTTACTATTCTCAGGCAGATTGAACAAAGATATGGTTTTAAATTCTTATCGGAATATGTTCCAGTTAAGAAGGTTGAAACTCTTGCTTTTTATTATGCCGATTGGAAGGCCGCAGAACTTGAAATTAAACGCAACGAGTTTTACTATCAGCCGCAGCCAACCCAAGAAATCGTCTTGACAGACAAGGCTGGAGAAGATTTTAACATTAAACCTAAACCAACACTAAAGGAATTTTTATCATGAGCAAGAAAGAAAAAGTAAAAGAAGAAAAACCAGAAGGCAACGTTTCATCAAACTCTGTTTTGAAATCGTTTTTGAACAACAAAAAAGAAGACCACTACAACTTTGAAGAAACCTTCAATTATCGCGTTTCTACTGGTTCTCTTAACCTCGATATGCAGACTAGCGGCGGCATTGGACCCGGTTTGCACAGATTCGTAGGTTTCACAGAAGGCGGCAAAACATCTGCTGCGCTTGAAGTTATGCGTAACTTTTTGTTGACCGTACCAAACTCAAAAGGATTTTTTATCAAAGCGGAAGGTCGCCTTTCCGATGAGATGCAAAAACGCTCTGGCGTTAAGTTTGTTTTCGACGCCGAATCTTGGGACGTTGGAACCTGTTTTGTATTTGAGTGCAATATCTACGAAACTGCCGTTGACGCAATGCGCCAGTTAGTTCAATTCAATGAGGACAAGGCCAAGTATATGTTTGTCCTTGATTCTGTGGATGGCCTTATTTCTAAGGGAGACTTAGACAAGAACTTTGAAGACTCCAAGAAAGTTGCTGGCGGCGCAGTAATCGCGGCTGACTTCATGAAGCGTATGTCTATCGACCTGACTAAACGTGGGCATATGGCTATTTTTATTTCTCAGGTCAGAAGCGATATTCAACTTGACCCATACAGCAAAGCCCCAATTCGTCAAACGTCCGCTACTGGCGGCAATGCTTTACTGCACTTCGCCAATTTTATCTTTGAGTTTGAACCTCGTTTTGAAGGGGACGTTATCCTTAAAGACCCATCAATCAAGAAATCAGACCCAGTGAAAAATCCTATTATTGGGCATTACTGCAAAATCTACATCAAGAAGAGTCCAAACGAAAAGAGCAAGAACCGCATTACTTATCCAATCAAGTATGGACGCACTAATGGACGTTCTGTTTGGCTGGAAAAAGAAATCGTAGATATGCTCTTAACTTGGGAAATGGTAGAACGCTCTGGGGCTTGGTACTATATCTCCGAAGACTTGAAGGAAATCTGCGCATCCAACAAGGTTGAGATTCCAGAAAAGTTCCAAGGCGAAAATGCTCTATTCTCATTTATCGAAGGTAACGAAAAGTTAACGAAAATTCTTCACAAGCATTTTGTGAATATGATTTCGAGCGATCCTTCAAATGAAATTCAAGACGCTTAATGGCAAAGAAAAATTAATTAAAAATGCCAAAAACTTCTTAATTAATTGGGACGCCAAATCCAGAAGCAAAGTCCAATGGAGGGTAAAACAGTTTTTATCCTCTTATTGGAAACACGACATAGTCTTTGAAGAGCTTCGCGTTGCTGGCACGCGCTTATCTTTGGACTTCTACAACGCTAACAAAAAAATCGCGGTAGAGGTTCAAGGCAAGCAGCACCAGCAGTTCAATAAGTTTTTTCACAACAATAATCGCCTTAACTGGCTCGCGCAGTTAAAGAGAGACGATTTAAAGATGAAGTTTTGCTTGACAAATGGAATTGTGCTCGTAGAGATTTACGAAGACGAGGAAATCAATTACGAGATTTTCTCAAAACAAGGAGTAGAACTATGAAGAAATCCAAAGACAAAAAAGATAACGAAAACAAAGAATTCAAATTTCCAGTCGAAATGGTAGCCCAAATCTACGAAATGTCTGGAGGCGCGGATTCTTACAAGGGCGTTGTCTTGTGCATCTGCTCTGAAAATGGCACTCCTCAAATTTATACTCGCTTTGATTCAGTTTTAACATCATTAGGTCTTAAGAAAGCTATCGAAGAATGGCTTTCCGAAAACTCCACCGAAATTTCAGACGATAACGAATAATGCTTTATTCACTAGAAGTAGAACAACAGTTCCTCGCGGGATTAATCCAGCATCCAGATACTTACGCAGAAGTCTGCGACTTTGTATCTGAGTCTGATTTTTATTCCGAGTCAACTGTCGTACACAAAACTATTTATCATATCATCCGTAAGTGCCTAGAAGCTAACGAGAAGATAGATGAAGTTATTATAGCTCAAAGAATTAAGGAGATCGGCGTTTCCTTTCAAGACAATATCAATACATTTGATTACTGTCGTTCTTTAGCCATCAGAAAAACAAATCCGACAACTGCAATCGCTGCGGCAAAAGAGATTAAGAAATACTCTATTCGCCGTACAATTCATAAGTCTGCTTTAGATGTAGCCGACAAGATGAAAAGGATGGCTCCAGACGCCTCTTACCAAAAGATCATTGAAGAAGCTGACTCTTCTTTTAATAAAACAATTAATTTATATGAGAATAATGACGAAAAGCCTGTTAACATTTTTGAAGAAATGGAGTCAATCATTGAAGAGCGCGGTAATAACCCTATTACTGAATTTGGTCTTATGGGTCCATTCCCGACAGTTAATAAGATTTATGGTTCCCTTTTAAGACCCGGTAATATCTCTGTCATCGTCGCTCGCTCTGGCGTTGGTAAAACTCTTCTTTCTTTAAATTTCTGCACAAAGGTTTCTGCTCAATACGATGTTCCAGTTCTCCATTTTGATAATGGCGAAATGAGCAAAGAAGAAGTTATCATGCGTCAATGCGCGGCCTTGAGTCATGTTCCTGTCCATCTTCTTGAAAGCGGTCTTTGGCGCAAAGCTGGGCCTGATATTGTTGATCGCGTTCGTTTGACTTGGAACAAGGTAAAGAACCTCAAGTTCTATTACTATAATGTTGGCGGTATGACGACAGATCAGATGGTCAATACTCTCAAGAGATTCTATTACTCAAAGATTGGTCGCGGCAACAAGATGATTTTCAGCTTCGATTACATCAAACCTTCTGCTGATTCAGATAAAGATAAATCAGAGTGGCAGGTTATTGGTAATATGCTTGATAAGTTTAAGAAAACAATTCAGCGCGATTTGGTTCAAGATCACAAACCTTTAGTCGCTATGTTTACCTCTGTTCAGTCTAACAGAAGCGGCGTAACTACAAATCGTAACTCTAGCGACATTAACGATGATGAAAGTATCGTATCTATGTCTGACCGCATCGTTCACTATTGTTCGCACATGGCTATTCTTCGTCACAAAACTATCGACGAAAGAATGGAAGATGGAGACGCATTTGGCACTCACAAGTTAATCTTTATTAAGAATCGTTTCTTAGGTTCTGACATTGCAGGGGCAGTTGAACCTGTTCGTATGCCAGATGGAAACCTTCGCCGTAATTTCATTAATCTTCGTTTCAATAACTTTGACGTTACCGAGCACGGCGATCTGCGCGATATTGTTCGCTCAATGGATACAGGAATAACCAGACCAGAAGCTACAAATGAACCGGACGATGTC